GCAAGCACAAGCCGTGGCCCGGTGCGTCTGATGCCCATTTCCCGCTCAGTGATACGATCATAACCAACCTCAAACCCTACTATGTTCAGCAGCTGTTTGCTCTTGATACTGTTGCCTCATTCGTATCGCTCAAGCAGCAACAGGCTGCTCTAACAACAGCCGCCTCCCAGTGGCTGGATTACAAGCTCAAGCAACGGTCTAACCTACAGACCGAGATTATCTCCACGATTGATACCATGCTCGTAACCGGGCGCGGTATACTCAAGGTGACTTACGACATTGACGTTCAGCAGCTGAAGTTTGAGAACGTCGATCCGATGCACTTGGTGGTTCCGAGCTACTGCAAAGACATCGAGACCGCTGATAGAATCACGCACATTCAGCACTACTCGCCGGACAGTTATCGCCGCAAGTCAGTGTTCGCTCAGGACGAGGACTTCATCGAGCGCGTTACTGGCGGCAACGCCAAGGAGCGCGGTGATCACAATCGTCATCAGATTGCCAAGCAGCGTGAGGGTGTCATCGACACGGACAAAGACACGATTGTTATCTATGAGACCTACGTTCAGAACGATGACAAGACTTGGACCATCTACACATACTGTCCGCATGATTTAGAATTTGAAGTGCGCCCCCCAATGGAGGTGCCTTACAGCCACGGCAAGCCACCGTTTGTGAGCTGCCAGTATGAGCACAAGGATGCCGGGTGGTATAGCCCACGCGGCGTTACCGAGCTCGTGGCTGTGTTTGAGGCTGCGTTGAGCAAGCTCCTCAACGAAAAGAACGACACCATGTCGCTCTACAACCGGCCACTGTTCCGCTCGACTCGTGCGTTGCCTAACACGGCCAACCTACGCTTTCAGCCCGGGCAAATTTTGCCGGAGGATATTCAACCAATCCCGATGCCTCAGCCGCCGATCTCCTTTGATCAGCACATGATTCTTTATCGGGAACTCGCCCAACAACGGGTAAGCACTCCGGACTTTGGGATCTCTCAGACCCTTGATCAGAACCAGCGACGGACTGCGACAGAAATCAGCGCAATCGGAAATCTGTTCAGTCAATCTGCTGATCTACGTATGCGGACGTTCCGTCTCTTTCTGGGGGATCTCTACCGGCAATGCTGGTCGCTGCTCACGCAGTTTGACCGGTCCAGTCTCAACTACTACTACCTCGACACGTTGCAGAAGATTCCTCAAGAAGCTGTTCACGAGGATTACGACATTGTGCCCAGTGGGTCTGCTGATGGTGTGAACAAGCAGTTTCACTTCCAGAAGGCAGTGGCTCGCTTTCAGATGTTTGCACAAGATCCAAACATCGACCAAGTTGAGCTTCGGCGTTCTGTGCTTGAGGCTGACGACTCCGGTCTGGTTAAGCGTCTGCTTACCGATCCCGGCATCGAAATAGCAGACCAAGCAGAGGATCAAGCTGTCGAGCTGAGTGTGATGAAGATCGGCTTCCCGGCTGTTGTTAAACCCGGTGACGATCACGCCACGCACGTTCGGACCATGTTGGATTACCTCGCACTTAAACGTGCTCAGAATGCTCCCACCGATCCTATCGAGCTTCAGCGAATTCAAGAACACATTGGGGCGCACATGGAGCAGTTCCAGCAGCAAGACGGCAAGGCAGCTCGTCAGCTCGCGATAGAGATCCAAGAAATTTCCGATGCGATTAATCAAACTGATCAAGGCGGCATACCGCCTCAGCAAGCTGGACCCGGGGAAGCAAGCCCCGGAGTGGACCAAGGAGGAAGCTCAGTCATTGAGCAATTTCCTGAGCAGCCCTCTGGGCCAGAAAATTAAAAGGGTAATTTTTCGGTGGATAGTTCAGCAGAGCTTTGCGTCTATTGACCGAGGAGCCGATAAGGCTCAATACAATGTTGGATACGCCATGGGCTTCAGGGACGGCATAGCCGCTCTGGACACGTTGGTCTCGAACGGACTGCTCATGGAATCCGATGATAGCGAAGATATATGACAGAAGCCATGGACCGAGATGCAATGCTGCGTCTCATTTCGGGTGAAACCTCGGCAGACTCGCCCACTGCCACTCCAGAGCAAGAGTCGCCCTCAGTGGAAGAGCCACCCGCTGCAAATGAAGAGGCTCAAGTGGAGGAAGCCAAACCGGCTGAACCGATAGAAGAGACAGATCAGAAGACTGAATCCAAGTATGAAAAGCTACGGAAAGCGGAGCAGCGGCAAGCCAAAGCATGGAAAAAGCTCGACGAAGAGAAAGAGCAGCTACGGCAAGCCCAAGAAAAAGTAACCGCTGACCGTGAGCAGATCGAAACGGATCGTGCGAAACTCGCGGATGAGATAGCCAACAAGGGAGACGAGGCATCACCAGATGTCTACGAAGCGGTGGCAGAAAGATTCCGTGATTCCGGAGAGCCTGAGCTGGCTGAAGAAGCCTTGCGAATGGCGAAGGAAGCTCGATCCAAAAAGGAGGATGCTCAAAAGACTGTTGAGGTCAATCGTTTCAAACAGGAATGGTCTGACTCCGTGAATGAGTTGGTGAAGGCGAAGCCCGAGCTGAATGACCCAGAAAGTGAGCTGTATAAAGCCACGGAATTTCTACTCAAAAACAAGCCAGCCTTATCCACTTATTCAACTGGGTTTCGAGATGCCGTGGAGGTTGCCGAGTATTACGTCAACTCCAAGAATCTTGAGACGGTTTCAAACGAGAATAAGAAGCTCCGCGAGGAGCTTGATAACTATAAACGAAAATTGAATTTAGGCTCAGGCGATGTCCCGCGTCGTTCAGCTCCGAAAGGTTTTGACGACATGAATCGCGACGAACAACGCGACGCGATTCTTAGGATGACTCGCTCGGCCAACATGTAAGGAAATACTATGGCAGATTCTACTATCAGTACCAGTGCCGGTGGCGGTTCTGGTGACATTTCAAACGCAATGCAGACATACTTCTCTCGTGAGCTTTTGGCCACGATTGAGAAGACTGTCGTTCTGGACCAGTTCGCGATGAAGGCACCTTTGCCTGAGCGTGCTGGTGGCACCACAATGCGCTTCTTCCGCTACGAGGCTGGAGACGCCGGTCACGTTGACACCCTTACCGAAGGGACTACACCAACCACCAAGGCCCTTCAGCTCGAATACGTCGAGAAGGCTTTGACTCAGTTTGGTCAGGTTCTTTCCATTTCTGACGTTGCTGACGCAACTGCATTGTTTAACAACATCGAGCAAGCCACTCTCCGCATTGGTCGCGACAGTGCTCTTAAGCTTGATAGTGTTATTCGCACTGAGCTGTTCAGCAATGACACGGACATTCCAGCTGGAAACAACATCTACTCCGGCTCACCAACGTCCTACAGCAGCTCTATTACTGCTGCTGACGCTTCGGATTGGTTAGACGCTGCAACAGCCCTGAAGATCCAAGCCGCCACTCCAGTTGATGGAGGTGGCTTTGTTGCAATCGTCGGCCCTCAGCAAGCTCGTGATTTGCTGGCTGACTCCGAGTGGCAAGAAGCCCACCACTACGCCGAGCCAGAAGCTCGTCTGCGCGGTGAAATCGGTCGTATGCATGGTGTCCGCTTCGTGGAAACCACCGAGCCGTTTATCTTCGATAACGATGGCAGCACCAACACTCAATACACCTACGACGACTCTACATCCACTAAGGGTTATGGTTCTGTTGTTGTTGGTGCTCAGGCTTACGGAGTTCCCGCTCTCGGAAGCCAAAGCCCATACAGCCCTTCGGTCTACATTGTGACCGGAGCTGATAAGAACGATCCTCTGGATCAACGAATTCTCGTTGGTTTCAAGAGCTTCTTCGCTGCTAAGAACATCCAGCCTAAGCACATCGCTCGCGTCTACTCCAAGACCGGCTACTCATCCTAATCATTATGCCGTTCTCAATGACGATACCTACCCAAGCGGTGGCCATCATGGATGGTGAGGAGCAAGTGATGCCGGAACCCGGCGACACTGTGACCGTCACTATCGAGGGCACCGTCGAGGAAGCTGGCGAAGGAGGCGTCACCGTTTACGCCAACACGGCAAACGGTGTCGATCTGGGAGCTGGTGAGGATGCGCCCGAAGGTCCGAGCGACCGTGAGGGAATGCTGGCAATGCTCGAAGGAGCGCAGCTGTAAATACCAAACAATGGGGGAGGGCAACCTCCCCCACCTTAAATGCCAACCTACACGTTCGAAAACATAGCCGGGGAACGCATCGAGGCGAACAAGCCGATGGGCACTCAAGAGTTCGTCAACGAAGGCGTCAC